TCAGCGTTTGAAAGGTGGATTACCGAACAATAATCCACCTGTTTTCGTGAATGCTGGGCACGCTAATCTGTCATCATGGATCTGCTGGCAATAAGGACAAATTCGCAGATGCGTATCGGTACTGTTCTCAAAGGTCTCTCGCAGAAACTGAACCATCGAATTTGCAGAATCACGCTGTTCTCGGTAGCGCTCCGCCTCTCTCTGCAGACGCAATATTTCCCCATTGCGCTGATTGATAACGGCGCGCGCCTCTTCGAGCTGGCGGATAAGCGACGCCTCTTCCGAAATATTCATGCAGCCTCCGTTTTTACTACCGGCACGGCGCAGCCTGGAAGCAGTTCAACCGCCGGCGCTATGCACTGATTTCCCCACACGTCGAAACCGTGAGACGACTGGCGCGCGAATAGCTCAATACGCGGAACATCGCCCAGCAGCTGCACCAGTTTCTCTCGGATAACGTCAGGCTTGCGCGAGTTCTCCAGGCGCGGCGCCGTGACGTGCTGGCATATTGACGCGTCCATACGTTCTGGCAACTTGCCGCGCACCGCAAACAAGCAGTCTTCGCTGTTCGCCCGGGTCATGTGGCCCATGCCGATCGCGCTATTTCCTTTGTGCTTATTGATCTTGTGCCAGGTGAATCCTTTCATTGTCATCAGTCGGAAGCCCCAGGCCTCGACAACCTTCAGCGCTTCGACAGGCTGCGTCGGAACCCACCACATCGCCAGCAGACAATCGTCGGCGGAGAGCTCCCACACGGGCAGCCGGCAGATATCCATAACATTCATCACCGGGTACTTAAACCCGGCGCCGCGGTCGCCGTCGGCTGCCTTATCGCGATACGCCCAGGGCGGATCCGCATAAATCAGGGTGTATTTTCCGTTCATGCTGCACCACCTTCGCTTTTTTCTGCTTCAACCGCCATCTGCTCAAGCTTTCGTGAAAGCTCAGCAGACAGAGCCTGGAAATCTTCCTCTGTCGCTACCGGGATCGGCACAAAACGAATACCGATATGAGCGAGGCCATGTGCGGCCTCAAGGCATTTCCTTAAATCAACGGGAGAGGCTCTATTCATGCTGCCACCTTCTTGCTATTCAGCTGTTCAGCCACACGCTGAGCCTTCAATGGGTTCTGGATGACCTGGCCACCAGGCGCCAGCCACCCACGACGCAATGATGAATAAACCAGGGTGACACTACCTACGCGAATGTTGTCGTGCGGATTAGTCATAAACCACCCCGGCTGTAGCGCAGATCCCAGCATATCCGCCACGACGCAGACCATTACCTTTGCCGATGCACTGATCCCTTCGTACCGCAATGCGTGCGCGCTCAACCTCTCCGGTCGCGGCATCCATGCACTCAAGCCACAGGCGGGCGGCCAGGCGATACTGGCCTTTGTTTTCGCGCTCTATCGCTCTCTGTTCAAACGCAAGGGCTGCAGGTGTAACGGCGATGACCTTTGATGCTCTACGCTGCGGAGCGTACTGAGCGTGATATTTTTCAATACGGTTCATTTTATCCAGCCTTCTCGAAAGATTACCGCCAGCAGGAATAGCCAGGCGGATACGGCGGCCAGGTAGTAAAACCATCCTGACCACCTTTTCCAGTACTGCGCCAGCGACATCACGCAGCGTTACCTACCGGGCGAAATACTCGCTGTTCAACCGGCGGCTTTTTTCCGCCAAACTCTACCGGGCTGGCAGCCATTCGTTCATCAAGCCACTTCTCAACTTCTTCCTGAGTCCATGCGCAGCGCTTGTCCGTGATATACCAGCGCTTAGGGAACTGGCCGTTCTTCTCCAGGCGATCGATTGTGCTCATTGATAACGGCACCACCGCCAGCAGTTCCTTTTTGCCTAATGCACCTTTCATATTTCTTCTCCTGTTTCAGTGCGGCGCCGTGGCGCCGCGGTGGTGTTTACATCGGGTTTTCGTTCAGTTCATCGCGGCGGATGGTGTAGACTTCTGTCGCCATTTCCAGCCATTTATCAGAAAGCGCATCACATGCGCCTGGGCGTTTTTTCCCATCTGGCCAGGTCCCTCCATTGAAAATAAGGTTTAGCTTGTCAGCGTTTTCAGCCTTACCAGCTGCATCCGTGAAACTGGCCAGGATTTCATCTTGAGATCGGGTTGGGTGCTTATCTTCCGGCTGCTGATCAGGTTTAGCGTTGATGAGCGAGTTCATCCCAGCGGCGTTTCTTGCTGGTGGTGTGATATCACGCTCTACGCGCGGCGCGGTCTCCTGTAACTCGTCAGGCGTGTAGACTCCCAGGAGAACGTCAGGAGCATGAAGGCGAGCCCAACGCTTAACGCACAGGTAAGCCAGCTGCTGGCGCGGATCCTGTTCCCATAGCGGAGAGTTACGAACACCGGCCTGCGCCATGCTTATTGTCAACTCGCGAGGTTCAGCTTCCCCTTTAAGAACCGCCGATACCGTCACTGTCAGTGAAGGGGATTTATCGCTCTTGCCATTCACCTTTGACCAGTCACCATCCCAGCGATAGTTCAGGCGCGTTGCTAGCAGGTTAGAAGAGGACACTACTGCATTTACAAGCTGTGCCTCATAGCCCAGCGTTCCGTTAACCACGTGCGTTTTCTGCGCGACTGCGAACGGGTTCATGCCCCACTGCGCGGCCTGCATAGTGACGGCCAGGCAATCAGCTGGCTTACCAGCAAGGTGCACCGGTACAGTGGCTTTGCTGTCTGCCATTAGGGTGGCGAAGCGCACCAGGCGATCCATACCTTCCGGACTGAATATTGCCGCCGCGGTGCCGACGGTAGCGCCAGGTTGAGAAGTGATTGTGATGTCGTTGCTCATACGTACAGATCCTGTTTGCGTGCCCACTCAGGGCGTTTAATAATTTCCACGCCGCCCCATTCATCTGACAGGCGACACTGGTGATAGGTATTCAGATCCCGGCGGAACAATGCCATTCCGGTATCAACATCAGGCGCATCAAGTTCAAACACGCGGACCGGGTAGCGGCCGCAGTCGATGCTTTCGCTGACTGCCAGGAAAAAGAATCCGTGTACTTCGCCGGTAACCTTTTGCGCGCCTTCGCAGTACATAGCGTTCTGGACGTGGTATCTGAATTCCTCGATGTGCCGTGCAAAGCGTTCCATGTCGGCTACTTTCTTCACGTCGACGATCACGTTGTGCTCGTTGAGCCACTTATCCGGGCGGATCCGGCATAGCTCGCCGGTCTCATCGTCATTCCAGTACATCGATGCTTCGCAGTAACCCGGGGCCTCCAGCATCCAGCGCGCCGCCGGGTGAGCCATGGCGCTTTCGCGCATCAGGCCAAGTTTTCGGCCTTCATCGGCGGTCATTACCGTCATTCCCTGCCTGGATACATCTTTCAGAAATGCTTCTTCGTCTGCTTTACCCTGGGTAGTCCGGCGGTTGAATGCTGGTGCAATGATGAAGCGCTTATCGAATTCCTCTGGCTCCAGCAGCAGACAGTGCAGGGCAGTACCCATGTCCAGTGCGGACTTTTTCTCTTCATCTTCCGGCGCTGCCTTGACCCATTTCAGCAGGGCAGGGTTCTTTGCAACCATATCCAGCTGCGACTTACTCACGCCGTCGCCGGCGTGGTAGTCATCGTTGCTGATGTCGAAATAGATACCTGGGTTCATGCCGCTGTCCTCGCGCTGTCTATCTGGTCTGCCAGATCCCACTTGCCAACAATCCCGGTAAGTTCACTGATGAATGCCGCCAGTGATTCTTCAAACTCAACGCTTTCAAGTGCAGCGTTGATGACGTCCTGGCGGACCCCGGCGCGGCGCAGATTGTCGAATGCCGGAAGCAGGTATTCAGTCTTAAGCGTTTCCTGAAGCTCTACCTGCCTGGCATGCAATACTTCGGCGATGCGATAGTCGCTGTCGAAACCGGCCATGATTTTTTGCAGATTGCGTTGCTGTTGAGTCGAGATCACTTGAACACCCCCATATCCATTTCCGTTTTTGCCGCCAGTTTGCTGACGAATGCCCAGCTGATAGCCTCCTGCAGCGTGCGAAACTTCCAGCTCATCAGCCCGCAAGCCGTGACGCAGTACCAGCCGTTAATGATTTGCCATTGCATACAAACCTCTCTATTACCGTTTGGTAATAATCAGGTGTATAAGAAAGCCACCAGCGGTGGTTTTCGGGTAATTAATACGAGTCCTGATTACCTTTAAGGTAATAATCCGATCAAAAAATGATTATGTCAATAGAGGTGATGAGAAAAATATTACCAAAATGGTAATTGCGAGGCGCGGTAAGAATCATGCCTCCGGATGGCGGGGAGTATCAGAAGATCAGCTTTCTCTGTTCTGACTGAAAATGAAGTCAATGAACGCGGTGATCTTGTTCTTCTCTTCCTGCGGAAGTTTTTCGAAAGCCTGGTGGTCATACTCAATCAGGCCGCGCGCATCAGACGGCATAATCAGCTCGTAGGCTTCTCTGCCAAAGGCCCGCGCTATGGCATGCAGTACGCCGATGCTGGTGCTGCCGTCGCAGTTCAGAATGCGGTTAACGGTGGCCTGGCCAATACCGGCAGCGTCAGAGACTTTTTTCTCAGAGTTCAGAGTAGGGTGCGAACCCATCCAGAGGCCGAGGGTGAAAGATGCCTGCTTTTCCACGCTCCATTCATCCGGGTTAAGGAGCCCGAGTTGCGCGGGTGCATCAGACATGTGATCGATGTCCAGCCAGAAACGTTCCTTCCTTGCGAAAGCCTCAATCTCGCGTGCGGCATTGCCGCCGATGTTTTTCGTACCCTTACACCACCTGTTAACCAGGTTCTGCGATTTCTTAATCCTTTCGGCGAATCTCAACTGCGTGTTATCGAAGTCCTGCCGGATTATTTCGTTGAGGTTATCACGTCGTATGTCGTAGATGCTTTTCATGTCTATTATGTTTTGCCTGAAATTATTACCTAACTGATTAAATTTAATAGAATATTACCATAAAGGTAAACTTACCAAAATGGTAATAATCATTGATTTATTCACCAGAAAGGTAATAATTTACCCATGAATAGACAGGCTGAGATAAGCAAACTATGAGCGAAGAAAATAAATTTAATTTCAAAAAGTGTTGGCTTGATTTGTCGCCCGATGAGCGCGAGGCGTTTGCTGCGGAAGCCGGAACGACCAGCCATTACATCCAGACCCATCTCACCGGGCGCCGCAAGATGCCACGCAAGCGTTTGATGGATGGGCTGTTTAAAGCGTGCAAAGCCCGCGAATGGACCCGGAATAAAAACGACCTCGTCCTCTACTTCTGCGACCTCTGATCTCCTTTCCTTCCCCCTGTGCCGCCACCCCCGGCGGCTCCTGGCATCCTCTCAATACCGAAATGGTAATATTTATCCGAATACGGTTGATCTTTTTTCGCCTTGATGCAAAATTACCAAAGATAAATAACAAAGGGGTAAACCGATGAAGCGAATTACACAGCGCGAGGCGCTCGAACTCGGCCTGACCCGGTTCTATACCGGCAAAAAGTGCATCCATGGCCACGATAGCCAGCGCTACACAATCAGCGGCGAATGTGTCCAGTGCAACAACGACCGTGCGCGTCGTCAGCAGCAGTTACGCTCTGAGAAATTAAAGGCAGCCAGAAAGGCGCGGGAGGCAGCATGAAAGAACGTGGAATGATTTTTAACGCTGAGATGGTGCGGGCCATTCTCGACGGTCGGAAGACGCAAACACGTCGGATAGTGAAACTGCAGCCAGATGAAGACGGTCTGGCAAAAGTAACTAATGGACCCTGGGTTGATACCAGCGAACGGAATTACCGCTGCCCATTCGGTGATGTAGGCGACCGTATCTGGGTGCGTGAAACATTTCAGGGGCCGTTATTCGATTACGAACAGATGGAGGCATACCTCGAAGATAGCTCGAGATTCGAAAAGCCAGAGTTTTGTCAGTATGCCGCTGACGGCGGCCATCGACCTGAATATCAAGACGCTGACGACAACTTGCGTCACGGATGGCGACCATCTATACACATGCCGCGCTGGGCCAGCCGCATTCTGCTGGAAATCACCAATGTGCGCGTGGAACGCCTTAACTCAATACACGATGTCGATGCTATGCGAGAAGGAATACAGAACCTGACGACATGTTCACACGCTGATTTCGGCATTCCTGGCGTAGTAAATGCGCAACATCCTGTACGAGCGTTTCAACTGCTATGGGAATCAATCTACGGCGCTGACAACTGGAAGGCTAACCCCTGGGTTTGGGTTATCGAGTTCAAGGTAGTCAATTGCGGAGGTGATTGATGGCCAGTAGCTGGATAAAGGTTGAGGTAATCACGCCAGATAAACCTGAGATTTTTCAGATAGCGGAAATCCTGAATATCGACCCCGACGCGGTACTCGGTAAGCTCGTTCGCATATGGGCATGGGCAGATCAACAGACCGTTGATGGTAACGCTGGCAGCGTTACAAAAGGAGTGCTAGACCGTATCGCTTTTATTACAGGATTCGCTGACGCACTGATCGCCGTTGGTTGGCTCGCCTACGACGGTAATAAGCTTGTATTGCCAAACTTTGAGCGACATAACGGGGAAAGCTCTAAAAAACGGGCACTTACAAACAGAAGGGTGGCGGCTCACCGTAAAAATGAAACGCAAAAAGTAACGCAGTCAGCGTTACAAAAAGCGTTACCAGAGGAAGAGGAAGAGGAAGAGGAAGAGGAAGAAGTAAAAGATAAAAACCCCCCTAACCCCCCAAGGGGAAGGGAGCCTAAAAAATCATATCCGTATCCTGAACAGCTCAATGCTGAAGCCTGGGAAGAGTGGAAAGCCTACAGGTCAGAAATGCGGTTTAAATCCTACGCGCCAACTGAACGGAGCGAGGGGGCGGCGATCACCGAACTGATTAACTTGTCTGGTGGTAACCAAGTGCGGCAGATGCAAATCGTGAAGCAGAGCATGGCCAAGGGCTGGAAAGGGCTGTTTGAGCTGAAAGGCGGAACGGAAAGGCGCGATGTAAACGCCATCTCTGAGCCTGATACGCAGATCCCGCCAGGATTCAGAGGCGGGCCGACACACTGACGGAATCGGTAGCGCAGTAGCGCATTTTTTTACGTCTTTATAATTACCAAAATGGTAATAAAATATGCGCAAGACTATTGATATCGATCTGAATATAGATTTATATTACCAATAAGGTAAACGTCATGAAGAAATCATTGCAGGCGCTCGGGAGACTCAAAGCCGGGCAGATGAATAAAACCGAGACGGCTTACTGCCAGCACCTCGAACTGCGCAAGCGCTACGGGGAAATCGCCTGGTACCGGTTTGAAGGAATCAAGCTGAGGCTGGCTGATAACTGTTTCCTGACTGTCGATTTTGCCGTGATGTTGGCCGATGGTCGGCTGGTGATGGTGGACGTTAAGGGCAGCAAGGCGGTCTTTACTGACGATGCGAGAGTCAAGATGAAGGTTGCGGCAGACAGCTATCCGTTCGTCTTTCAGGTTGCTTATCCGAAACCTAAAAAGCTCGGCGGTGGATGGGAGATTGAGGAGTTATGAGCACAAAGACCAATGCCGCTGGATTGATTGTATCCGGTGACAAAAATCCGAACTGGAAAGGCGGGAAAGTCGAAAAGGTTTGCGCCGTATGTGGCAAGCAATACCAGGTTAAGCGGGTCAACTCGTCATCGCGTTTTTGCTCGCTTCAGTGCGTTGGCATCTCCCAGAGAGGAAAGACTGTTAACCGAGAACCAAAGCGTGAAACGAAAACATGCTGCGTTTGCGGATCTCCATTCTCTGTTTTCAGAAGCCACGCGAAGCGCATGAAGTGTTGCTCAAAGTCGTGTTCCAACGAAATGCGGTCATCGCTCATGAAGGGTGACGGAAACCCTAACTGGTCTGGTGGCTTATCGCGCTTTCCATATCCGTGGGACTTCCGTGAGACGAGCAAAAAGGTGATCGAGCGTGACGGGTTTATTTGCCAGAACCCAGGGTGTGATGGAACTGACGAACGCCTCACCACGCATCACATCAACTACGACAAGCAAGACTGCAGCCAGGAAAACCTGATCTGCCTTTGTTCGAGCTGTAACTCGAAGGCTAATTTCGGTCGACATAAGTGGCAAAAGTTTTATGAGTCGCTGATGTCGGAAAGAGTTATAAAACAACGATCTTCATTGTTATCAAATGAATCAATAAGTTAAACGGGTAAGCGGGGGTAAGTATGGACTTTGAGCATTGCAGTCGTAGCACGCTGTTCGGGTTTGTGGCACTGGTCAATGTTGCCGGGTGGGTTGCAGTAGTCGCTGTGACCTGGGGCGTATGCATGATGATCGAATGGGTGACGGCATGAACATCTCAACAGTAAACGAGCTCATTCAGTCGCTGGAGAGTGCGGGCGAGCTGTCGATCAAAGAGCGTAAGTATCTGGAGTTGGCGAAAGCGTATCTGGATGTGGCTGCGGAGAATGTGGCGCTGAAGGCTGGCATTGGAGAAGCTTACGACAAGATGGAACAACTCGACGACGGATATTTTTCCACTGACGCTGACGGTGAGCCCATGGACACGTTAATCACGCTGGTCGATGCACAGGCTGCAATTCAAAGGCTAGCTATTGATATCGAAACCCCCGTCACCGACGCTTATCTGGCCGGGATTAAGGCTGATGGGGTGGAGGAGTTTGTCGAAAAATGCCGAGAGAAATCTAAGCAGGCCATCTCTTCAGATATCAGGGACAACTGGTGGCTTGCCGGTGAACACGCTGACGACTTCGCCAAGCAGCTGCGCGGGGTTTCCAAATGACCGAGCAAACCATTCTCGACATGTGCTGCGGCTCCCGCATGTTCTGGTTCGACAAACAGGATTCTCGTGCTGTGTTCGCTGATATTCGCGCCGAGCAGCACACTCTGTGCGACGGTCGCAGCCTGGTTATCAATCCGGACATTATCGCCGACTTCCGCGCTCTGCCGTTCGCTGATGCCTCATTCCCGATTGTTGTGTTTGACCCTCCTCACCTGGAGCGCGTAGGGGAAAACGCCTGGATGGGTAAGAAATACGGGCGATTGAACAAAGATACCTGGCGGGATGACCTGCGCGAAGGATTTAAAGAGGCGTTTCGCGTACTGCGGCCACACGGCGTATTAATTTTCAAATGGAACGAAACCCAGATACCGGTGAGCCAGATTCTGGCGCTGACCGACGAGAAGCCGGCCATCTGGCAACGCACCGGGAAAGCGGACAAAACACACTGGGTAATTTTCGTGAAGGGGGTCGACAAATGAGCAAGCCTACCGATGAAGAAATCATCCAGGTGCTTTCTGAGCACGGTCAGTGCATGACTTATGTCGTGGCCTACTGGTTACGCAGGAAGCACAAAGAAATCAATACGGCCTATACGCTGCGCCGCCTGAAAAAAATTGAAGCCTCAGGACAGATTAAGCGCTGGAAAAGCTCGTATAAAACTCAAATTTGCTGGGGGTTGGCATGACAACTGATATCACCGAACTGGCGCAGAGAGAGAAATTCGAAGCGTGGGCCGAAGAAGTTGGCGCGCTTCCATGGGGAATACTGAAAAAGCATCGCAATCAAGACGGCAGCTATCCAGGTCCTCATTACACCTACATGTGGAAAGCATGGCAGGCCGGTGGCGCTGAGCTGCTAGAGGCGCTGGAGAAGGCGAAGGGGATGGAAACCTACTGGAAAACTCAATGCCGTGGGATAACAGACCACTGCGAGGAGTTGCAGGCGCGCATCGCCGAACTGGAGTCCCACACCGTGAAGCCGCCTGTTCACCCGACCGTAGCCAGTGAGAATTTAGACGACGAAACGCTACAGGAACTAATCGAGTTTCGCCGTACTACGTTTGAGTACCACTCAAAAGAAGGGAATAAGGTACAGACAATCATCCACGGTGTAACGCTCGCGGCCCTGCGCGAACTCCAGGAACGCCGCAAGGCCGACAGCGAGCCGGTGGCGTGGACTGAAAAATGCGAAATTACCAACATGCAGGCAACCGGCTTATATCTGCGCGGTTTCCCTGATAACTCGCATGGTCGAGATATCCCGCTCTATCGCCACGCGCAGCAGCCGGTAGTGCCACCAATGCAGCACTGGGCGGAATTGTGCCGTGAGCATCCGGACATGAGCATTGGAGATGCGATTATCCGTGCCGCTTGGTGGAATCACTGCCGCGCCGCCATGCTCCAGGCTCAGTCCGACGACGACGGCGAGCCAACCGACGATGAGCGCATCATGGCTATTGAGGGTATTATCCCGCCGATATCGGCTGGCAACTCTCCGTTAATTCCAGAGGGGTACGTGATGGTGCCGAAGAAACTGACTGCCGAAAACGGTGCGAAAGCAGCGCTTCTCGGGGAGTTCAATCTTGAATATACGCTGACATGCCACGAGTGTTTTGGTGGTGGCTGTGACGATTGCAGCGGTGAAGGAACATGGACAAACACTATCCCGATTGACTGGACAACTATCAAAGCCATCTGGGCTAAAGCCGTTGAGCACTTTGTAGCTACCCCCGCAGGAGGAGAAGTGATGTCCAGAGATGAAATGATTGCCAAGGCATATCTCGACAAGGATTTTCTGAACTGGTTTGAATGTTACTTTGGCTATGGTCCAAAAGATGAAGTTCCATGCAATCACCCTGTACTTGTTGCTACCGCTCTGGCCTGGGTAGAGTCTCGAAAATTCATAAGTGAGCAGAGTAATGGCTAAGTCATCAGCAGAACGCAAAGCCGCGCAGCGCGCGCGGCAGTCCGCCGCCGGTGAACGCAAGATTGAGCTGGTGCTCGACGAGCAGGAAATGGAGATGCTGGCGCGGAACTGCGCCGCCCGGCGCCCTGGGCGTACGCCGTACGAAATGGGCGAGTATATCGCGCTGCTGATCCGCCAGGATGATGCCCGGGTTCGCGGTAAGATTAACGCCATCAGCAAACGGCGCTGTGGTAAGTGCGGCGATCAGCTTCCGGTGGCATCATGCCCGTGCGCTGGTGATTCTCAATGCTGGGCCACTCTGGGCTGGCATGAAACAAAATTACCCCTGTGACATGTCACGACGATTTGACTAAATCCTCACATGATTATACTGTTTAAATATACAGTATTTTTATGTGAGGTTCCATTATGGGTTTTCCATCTCCGGCTAAAGACTACGCAGAAGCAACTCTTACCATCACCAGCCTTTGCGGCTATGACGGCAATTGCCGCACACTGGAAACCAGCGCGGGTTACGCAATCGTTGATATCTCCCGACGTCCAAAGCAGGGGGATCAAGTGCTAATCGCTTTTTGCGGGAGTACGCAATTCGCCTTTGTTCGTGGCCAGGCGCTAATCACAGACGACGGTGAGGCGATCGAGGGGGAGGCCCTCAATGATGTTGAGGTGAAAGGCGTGATTAGGTTCATGATAAACCGGGCAGGCTGGCAGAAAGAAGATGATATTCCGATCATGTAACATCGCGAATGGCATGATACTATTACCAAAACGGTAATTATTTGCGGAGCAGTTACCATGCCAAAGGACCCCAAACGCAAATCCACGCAGTACAAGCCGCTGACGGCAATGCAGGAAGCTTATGCCCAGGAATACACGAAATGCCCTGAGAATCAGACTCAGGCAGCGATTAACGCCGGGTTTTCGCCTAAGACAGCAGCCGTCAAAGCCAGCGTTATGATGCGCGATGAGCGCATTCAGAAACGAATAGCTGAGCTGATGGAAGAGCGTAATAAGCGCCTGCGTGTCAGCGCTGATTACGTTCTGCTGCGCTTGGTGGAAATCGACCAGATGGATGTGATCGACATTCTCGACGATGAAGGCGGACTGAAGCCTATTAGCCAGTGGCCTAAAGTCTGGAGAACGTCGATCAGCGCAGTGGATATAAACCGCATCAGGATGGCGATGAAGGATGACGAGGAAGATATCGAGTCCACGCTGCAAAAAATAAAATGGCCCGACAAGGTGAAGAACCTCGAGCTGATTGGTAAGCACGTCGACGTAAATGCGTTCAAAGAGCGCCTGGAAGTTTCCGGCACAGTCACGATTGCCGACCGTATGGCGAAAGCCCGTGACCGCGTTAAGAAACAGGCTGGTGGTGAAGAATGACAGCCGCAGCCATGTCGCCGGAAGAGCAGCTCGTAGAGGATATCGCCTCATTCACGTATGACCCGCTGGGCTATGCGCTGTATGCGTTTCCGTGGGGCGAGAATGGCACAGAGCTGGCGCACGCCACCGGCCCCCGTAAATGGCAGGCTGATGCATTCAGAGAGATACGCGACCACCTGCAGAACCCCGCGACGCGTCATCAGCCGCTGATGCTGGCCCGCGCATCCGGTCACGGTATCGGTAAATCTGCGTTTATCTCGATGCTGATTAACTGGGGCATGTCCACATGCGAGGATTGCAAGGTGGTGGTGACCGCCAACACCGACAACCAGCTGCGCACCAAGACCTGGCCGGAAATCATCAAATGGTCGAACCTGGCTATCACGAAAGAATGGTTTACCTGCACCGCTACGGCGATGTACAGCAACGATCCCGGTCACGACAAACGCTGGCGCGCTGACGCAATACCATGGTCAGAGCACAATACCGAAGCGTTCGCCGGCCTTCACAACGAGCGCAAGCGTATCATCGTCGTATTTGACGAAGCATCTAACATTGCCGATCTGGTGTGGGAGGTAGCCGAGGGTGCGCTGACGGACGAAGATACCGAAATTATCTGGGTGGCGTTCGGTAACCCGACGCGCAACACCGGGCGTTTCCGTGAGTGCTTCCGCAAATACAAGCACCGCTGGAAGTGTGCGCAGATTGATTCCCGCACCGTGGAAGGCACCAACAAGCAGCAGCTTCAGAAATGGGTGGACGACTACGGCGAGGACAGCGACTTTGTGAAGGTCCGCGTGCGAGGGATCTTCCCGGATGCTTCAGAGCTGCAGTTTATCCCTACCGGTCTGACCGATGAGGCCATGAAGCGAGTCGTTACCGCGGCGCAGGTGGCACATGCCCCGGTGATTATCGGCGTCGACCCGGCTTATTCCGGCGTGGATGATGCGGTGATATACCTGCGCCAGGGGCTGCACAGCAAAGTGCTATGGACCGGCAATAAGACCACCGACGATCTGATTATGGCAAAGCGTATCGCCGACTTTGAGGACGAATACAAAGCCGACGCGGTGTTTATCGACTTCGGATACGGCACCGGCCTCAAGTCCATTGGTGACGGCTGGGGCCGCTCATGGCAACTTGTGCCGTTCGGCGGCGCATCGACGGATCCGCAGATGCTGAATAAGCGCGGCGAGATGTTCAACGCCTGCAAAACGTGGCTTAAACTCGGTGGCGCACTGGATGACCAGGAGGCGGCTGATGACCTGTCGGCGGCGGAGTACAAGGTCAGGGTTGACGGTAAAATAGTCATGGAGCCGAAGGAAGATATCAAAGAGCGGTTGGGCCGGTCACCCGGCAAGGGTGATGCTCTGCTGCTTACGTTCGCCTTCCCGGTCGCCAAAAAGTTGAATATACCCGGACAGCAATGTCTGCCGGGTAAAGCGATCATTGATTATGATCCTTATAGTTAATCGTGTTGCCTGAATTACCATACGATAGTCTATACTTTTGATTATAATCATTTATTAGGTTTTCAGTTACATGAATCCTCTCTTCACCATCGATTGTAATTATTTCAAAGTATCCTGGGTAGTTTTTAGTAAGCAGCTTTTGGTACTCATCGTTTCTAATTAACCTTTTTTCCAATGCTTTTATTTTTTCATCTTTCTCTGAAAACACTTTATTGTTTAAACTTACTGCTTTGTTGTATTCTTTTATATTGGCATTTAGTTCACTGTTTTCATTGGTTAATATTTTTGCTTTTTCTGATGCGACTTTTATTTCAAAGTTTAATTTATCTATATCGCTCTTCAATTCTGCAATTTTAAGAAGTTCTTTGTCCCTTAGCGATTGCATAGCAATGGCTTCTTGTGTTTTAAAGTTTATCTCCTTTTTAAGGGTGTCAATTTCCATTTTAAGCGATTTATTTTCTTCTTTTGTTTTATAGATGCTTTCTTCAATAAACTTCTCTTCTTTCTTTTCAGCTAGCTTTTTTCTGGCATCTATTTCTGCTATGCGCTGCTGTTGTTCTGCTATTTTTATTTTTGATGAAAGTGTTAGCTCTACAGTTTCTGAGTTTGGCTTGTCTTGGATTCTAGCTACTAATTTATTGGCTCTAGGTAATAAAAAGCAAATTAGGCCAGTTGTAACAATTGGCCCCAGCAAGTAAGAACCAATATCAAATGTTTTATTTATATACTCTATTCTGTCTTCTATCTTATTTGTGCTAAAAAAAAGGATGGCCATCATTTGCCAGTTGAACCCAATCCATGAAAACACGAATGCACCAAGAACAGGGCTTTTTACCCTTTCTAAGGACGTTTGTCTGAATGATGCATAGAGATCCCTAATGAAGTCGAGCATTGCTCATCCCAGTATTGTTATGAAATATCATAAATAATACCTATAAGGTAATTTCTAGTCATCAAAAAAATGCCCGGCGAACCGGGCGAAATGGAAGCAATGAGGGGTGCCATCCTTGGCTGGGTGTCAAAGGGTTTACAGCATGAAGTCATCGCAATGGCGTCCTGCTGTAAAAAGGGCGGTGGTCAGTAAGTGGGAGAACTACTGCCACCGCCAAGACTGCATCACACTGGTACTGCATCACGGTCCTGAGGCGTGATTCTGGTGCAGCATGCAGGATTCGAACCTGCGACCAACCGCTTAGAAGGCGGTTGCTCTATCCAACTGAGCTAATGCCACAACGGAAAGAGAACTGGTTTGGCTCGACATTATGCTGGGTGGAACAGCCCGATAACGTCCAATTCTCTTACCTGTTGTTCCCGGACTCTTCCCGGTAGTCACACCGTATCGCCAGGATGGTGAATCCCTTGTCAGTGCATACCGTTCACTGGCTTGCACATTCTGGCTACCCGCTCGGGGATAGGAATATCAAGGAACCCCGCCGGACCGCTTCGGCATAAATGCCGCGATGCATGTGCCATACACCGTTTAATTACCTTAAAGGTAATAATTGCATCTCATAAAGTCAATACACTACGCTAAATAAATCATATGTGATTAAATTGGTAATAATTTAAACGCGTATGGAGCATCGCTATGTGCATCGGAAGTTCGCCATCTGTACCCGCAGCGCCGGAGATTCAGGCAGCACCGCAGGAGCAGGATCAGGCCGTAGTCGATTCCCGTGATGAAGAAACCCGCCGCCGCCGTGCCGCCGCAGGCAGAGCATCGACTCTGCTCACTGGTGCTCAGGGTGACACCTCAACAGCCAATACCAGCGGTAAAACGCTGCTCGGCCAGTAACAGGAGCGCGGGGAATGGCAGCGGAAACCCTGAAAGAGCAACTGCAAAAACAGCAGGCTCAACTCACCAATGATCGTTCATCGTTCGAACCGCACTGGCGCGAACTGAGCGACTTCATCAATCCGCGTGGTTCCCGTTTCCTGGTCACCGATGTAAACCGCGATGACCGCCGCAATACCAAAATTGTTGACCCCACAGCCACACTTGCAGCCCGCACGCTATCAAGCGGCATGATGTCGGGGATCACTTCACCGGCGCGCCCGTGGTTCAAGCTGGCAACGCCTGACCCTGACATGATGGACTATGGCCCGGTCAAGCTCTGGCTTGAAGTTGTCCAGCGCCGCATGAATGAAGTGTTCAACAAGTCGAATCTTTATCAGTCTTTACCGCTGCTTTACGCCAGCCTGGGGAATTACAGCACAGGCGCGATGGCCGTCCTTGAAGATGACAGCGATGTTATCCGCACGATGATGTTCCCGATCGGCAGTTACTACATGGCTAACTCCGCACGCGGCAGCGTTGATACCAACTTCCGTAAGTTCTCCATGACTGTGCGTCAGCTGGTGATGGAATTCGGCATGAAGAATGTCAGCACCTCGGTGAAAAGTCTCTGGGATGCCGGGAGTTACGAAAGCTGGATCGAGGTAATTCACGCCGTTTACCCGAACATCGATCGCGATACTGCCAAGCTCAACAGCAAAAATAAGCCGGTCAAATCGGTTTATTACGAGGTTGGCGGCGACAGCGACAAAGTGCTGCGTGAGTCCGGTTTCGATGAATTCCCCATTATGGCGCCGCGCTGGGAAGTCAACGGCGAGGACGTTTACGGCTCATCCTGCCCGGGCATGATTGCGCTGGGGCAGGTTAAAGCCCTGCAACTGGAGCAGAAACGCAAAAGCCAACTCATCGACAAGGCGACAAACCCGCCGATGGTAGGCCCGTCATCGCTTAAGAATCAGCGCGTTTCTCTTTTGCCTGGCGATATCACATACATCGATCAGGTCACCGGACAGGACGGATTTAAGCCAGCCTATCTGGTTAACCCGAATACCGCCGACCTGCTCGCCGATATCCAGGATACCCGGCAGATCATCAATAGCGCCTACTTTGTCGACCTCTTCATGATGTTGCAGAACATCAATACCCGCTCGATGCCGGTTGAAGCAGTGATCGAGATGAAAGAAGAGAAGCTGTTGATGCTGGGCCCGGTGCTGGAGCGTCTTAACGATGAATGCCTGAACCCGCTTATCGATCGCACCTTCTCCATCATGGCGCGTAAAAACCTCCTCCCGCCGCCTCCTGACGTCCTGCAGGGTATGCCGCTGCGCATCGAATACATCTCCGTTATGGCGCAGGCGCAGAAATCTATCGGGCTATCCAGTCTGTCATCCACCGTTGGCTTTATTGGCCAGCTTGCACAGGCCAAGCCTGAGGCACTCGACAAGCTTGATGTTGATCAGGCTATCGATGCCTTCGCTGAAATGTCCGGCGTATCGCCGACGGTCATCGTACCGCAAGAACAGGTCGAGCAGATTCGCCAACAGCGCGCGCAGCAGCAGCAACAGCAGCAGGCGATGGCAATGGGTATGGCCGCAGCGCAGGGTGCAAAAACACTCAGCGAAGCACAGACCGCAGATCCGAGCGTTCTAACCGCACTTTCTAACGCAGCAGGCGCTCCTGCAGGTGGTCAGCAATGACAGATTTTGATGATGACCAGTTAGCTGCTGAATCCGCGTGCAAGAAGGAAATTCTTCTACAGCGCGACATCGACGACATCCGTTTTGTGATGGATAGCGCGCAGGGCCGCCGGGTTATCTGGGCTGTTCTGGAGCAGGGAAAGGTGTTCTCTGCCTGCTTTGCCGGCGACCCGCAGGTTACAGCTTTCAACGAAGGGCAGCGCAACCTGGCGTTGGCATTGTTTCAGCGCGTCATGGCGCACTGCCCGGATCAGTATCTGAAGATGGCCGCAGAGGCTAATGAGGAAACCAAATGAGCCAGTTACAGACCCAGCGTGTAGTTCGCCTGAATGGCGCAAAGCAGATTGTCGAGATTCCCGATCCGGCGGCTGCGGTAATTGGCGCGCCGACAACGACTGATTACGGCGGAGTGAAGCTTGGCGCCACTATTGCGGCGGCAGCGGCTGCCACTGCAACGGCAGATACAGCTTCTGCTGCAACCGATGTGGCCGGACTTCTTGTTGACCATAACGACCTGGTGACGAAGTACAACGCGCTTCTTGCGGATGCTGCGGCGCTTCGTACAACGCTGAACGCTGTTCTTGCGCAGCTGAAAGCCAAAACGATCCCGGTTTAAGGAGATAACCAATGAATTTATTTGAGCGCCTGCTGTATCGCCGCCTTTGCAATGAGCAACCAGCTGATGGTGGCGCGGCGCCAGCGGCATCTGAACCTGCAGCACCTGCTGGCGACACCTCTACCCCGGTATCAGAGCCTGCGCAACAGGAAGGCGATAAACCTGCCGATGAAGGCGCAGAGCAGAGCGATAAGGCCGATAAGCAAGACGGCGAAAAACCGGAAGAGAAGGACGAACAGAAACCGGAAGGCGCGCCGGAGAAATACGAATTCCAGGCAGGCGAAGGTGTCGAGCTGGACGCCGAAGCGCTGAAGGACTTCGAACCGGTTGCCCGTGAACTGAACCTGACCAATGAGCAGGCGCAGAAGCTGGTGGATGCATACCCAAAAATTCTGGCCGGTGTGCAGCAGCGTCAGACAGAAGCCTGGCAGGCGCAAACCGAGCAGTGGGCCGCTGACGTTAAGGCTGATAAGGAAGTAGGCGGAGACAAGCTGACGGCGAACCTAAGCGCAGCTCAGCGCGCGCTTGATCAGTTCGGTACTCCCGAGCTTCGCGAATATCTGGACGGCACTGGACTGGGTAACCATCCGGAGTTGGTGAAGGCATTCATTAAGGTCGGTAAAGCGATGTCGGAAGATGGCGTGATTACTGGCAAAGAAAGCGGCCAGCGTAGTGCTGCCGAAGTGCTCTATGGCAAATAAGAGAGGATATAACCATGGCTGTTAAAGGCTTAACTGCGCTGACGCTGGCAGACTGGGGCAAGCGCATCGACCCGAACGGGAAAGTCGATAAAATTATCGAGCTTCTTTCCCAGACCAACCCAATCCTGCAGGACATGCTGATCGTTGAAGGCAACCTGCCGACCGGTCACCGCACCACTATCCGCTCGGGCCTGCCGTCGGCAACCTGGCGCCTGCTGAACTACGGCGTGCAGCCGAGCAAATCGACGACTGTGCAGGTAACCGATGCCGTTGGCATGCTGGAAACCTACGCGGAAATTGATAAATCACTGGCAGATCTGAACGACAATACTGCCGAATTCCGCCTGTCAGAAGACCGCGCCTTTATTGAAGCCATGAACCAGCAGATGGCGCAGACGCTTTTCTATGGTGATTCCAGCGTTAACCCGCAGCAGTTCATGGGCCTGTCTTCTCGCTACTCCAGCAAGTCAGCAGGTAACGGACAGAACATTATCGATGCTGGCGGCACCGGTACCGATAACACCTCTATCTGGCTCGTCGTATGGGGTGAAAACACGGTTCACGGCATCTTCCCGAAAGGTCAAAAGGCTGGTCTGCAGATGGAAGATAAGGGCCAGCAGACCCTTAAAGATGCCAATGGCGGCCAGTATGAAGGCTACCGCACCCACTATAAGTGGGATAACGGTCTGACTCTTCGCGACTGGCGCTATGTTGTGCGCATCGCAAACATCGATGTGAGCGATATGTCTGATCCGGCTGCGGCCGCAAACATCGTAAGCCTGATGGTGAAAGCACTGCACCGCATCCCTAACCGTGGCATGGGGAAACCAGTTTTCTACATGAATCGCACCGTGGCGCAGGCGCTTGACCTCCAGTCCCTAGATAAAGCCTCTCTGGCGCTGAGCGTTAAAGAGACAGAAGGGGAATGGTGGACCAGCTTCCGCGGCGTTCCGATTCGCGAAACCGATGCGCTGCTGGAAACCGAAGCTCGCGTGGTTTAACCCCTGACAATAACCAGCGGCCCGGGGACGGGCCGCTAACTGGAGAGACAAAGATGATCCTCGACAAACTGTTGATGTTCTCCGAAGCGCAGGCGGTTACGGCTACTGCTGCTTCAACTGATGTGATCGACCTTGGCCCAATCGACGGTACCCGCCGTGATATCGGTATTGGTTATCCGCTTGAATTCTGGGCGCTGGTGACCACCACCGCAACCGCTGCTGGCGCTGCTACTGTCAACGTGCAGTTGCAGACCAGTCCGGACAACAGCACCTGGACCACGCTGTATGACAGCGGTGCGCAGGCTCTGGCTGCACTCACTGCCGGTAAGCGCATTGTGTCGGCGAAAGTCCCGGCGGGCGTTCTCCGCTATCTGCGCGTGAACTATTCCGTGGCAACCGGCCCGCTTACTGCTGGCGCGTTCACTTCCGGTATTAACCTGGATGTGGATGCAAACACGCCGTATCCGATCCGCTCCAAAGTGACAGGCTAAGGGGAAATTGATGTCTGGTGAAAAAGCAAAATACCGCGTTCTTCGCTTGTCACATATCAACAGCAACCTCTGGCCGGAAGGCTCAGAGGTTGAATATGACGGCGAGCCTGGTAGCGCTCTTGAGCCGCTGAACGATGCGGCAAAGGAAGCCAAGGCAAAGGCCAAATCTAAAGGCAAGGCATCATCAACGGTTAAGGTGGTTTCTGAGCCGCTGAACGATGTGGCTCCTGATGATGATCTGGATAAGCTCCGCGAAGAGTATGAACTGCTCTTTAATGAGAAACCTCATCACAACACCAAAGCCGAAACGCTCCGCGAGAAAATCGCAGATAAGCGAAAAGATTTAGGCGTCTGAGCCTCGGAATAAAACAAGGGGCTTAGGCCCCTTTCTTGTAGGAGCGTTCTATGGAAATGGTCAATCTCAAAACCGGCACCGACAGTTACCAGGATGAAAGCGGAGAGACTAAAACCCGCGACGAATATCCGTGGGGACTGTGCATCACCCTGAATAACGACACGCTGAACAAGCTTAAGGCTCAGCCTCAGAACGTCGGGACGGAAGTGATGATTACTGCCAAAGCGGTGATCAAAGGCATTTCTGCCCGTGAAGGTGATGATGGCACTTTCCGCAGCGCGGATCTGCAGATTACCGATATGGCGCTGGCGCCTGTTTCGGGTGAGGCGCCGAAGACGGCCGCACAAACTCTTTACGGTGAAGGGGGCGAATAATGGCCTCAGTGATCGATATCTGTAACCGGGCGCTGAGCAACATCGGCAACAACCGGAGCATTAACAGCCTGAAGGAAGCCAGCAAGGAGGCCGGGCAGTGCTCTCTTTATTATGAGTCTATCCGGGATGCGGTACTGGCTGATTTTGAATGGAACTTTGCTACCAAAAATATTGCTCTCGCCGATACCAACAATCCGCCTCAGGACTGGGCTTTTGCATACACGTACCCTACTGACTGCCTGAAGATTATTGAAATTCCGGTTCCCGGCGTTCGGTATCCAACGGCTGCTATGCGCGTGCAGTACGTGGTCGGCGCGGACAGCGCCGGCACGGGGCGCCTGATTTACACCGATCTTCCGCAGGCCTGGCTTCGGTATGTTGCCCGCATCACCGACGTGAACATGTTCGATTCCATCTTCCAGGAGGCTCTTTCCTGGAGACTTGCGGCGGCAATCAACATGGTGATTACCGGTAATGCCGACCTCGGCAATAACGCGCTGAACATGTACAGCCGCGTAATCCTCAGCGCAGGCTCTCACAGCATGAATGAATCGCAGGAGCCGCAGTTGCCGGACGATCCGTTTACCGTAGCGAGGATGTGCTGATGGCTGTTAGCTGGATACAACCGAGCTTTTCTGGTGGCGAGATTGCACCATCATTGTATGGCCGCATCGATATGGCTAAATACCAGGTGGCGCTGCGCAAGTGCGACAACTTCATTGTCCGGCAGTATGGCGGGGTAGAGAACCGCCCGGGTACGCAGTTCATCGCCGCGGCGAAATACCCGGATCGCAAATGTCGCCTGATACCTTTCCAGTTTTCGACGGTGCAGACCTATGCGCTGGAGTTTGGTCACAATTACATGCGCGTCATCAAAGACGGCGGCCTGGTGCTGACCACCGGCGATGTGATTTACGAGCTGGCCACGCCGTATACAGAAAATGATGTTTTCGGCCTGAAGTTCACGCAAAGCGCCGACGTCATGACGATCGTGCATCCTTCCTACCCGCCTAAAGAGCTGCGCCGTTACGCGCATGACAACTGGCAGATCGTTGACGTTCAGACTACCAACGGCCCGTTTGAAGATATCAACGTCGACGAATCAGTAACCGTTTATGCCAGCGCTACCACCGGGACAATTACCCTTACTGCGAGCTCGGCCATATTCGGGGCTGAGCAAGTCGGAAAGCTGTTCTATCTCGAGCAGCCGGCGGTCGATTCTGTTCCCGTATGGGAGACCAGCAAAGATACAAGCATTGACGATATTCGCCGCGCGGACAGTAACTATTATCGTGCCAACACTGCAGGCAAAACCGGAACGCTGAGGCCATCACATACAGAGGGTATGTCCTGGGATGGCTGGGGCGGTACCGGCGATGATGATACCGGCGTGCAGTGGGAGTATCTGCATAGTGGTTTCGGCATTGTGCGGATCACAGCCGTCGCCGGTGACGGGCTTACTGCAACCGCAGATGTTGTCTCGCGAGTACCTGAAAATGCGGTGGGCGTCGACAAGGCCAGCTATAAGTGGGCGCGGTACGCCTGGAATAGTGTGGATGGCTACCCGGCGACGGTGGTCTATTACCAGCAGCGGCTGTACTTTGCTGCATCTCCTGCATACCCGCAAACAATCTGGGCCAGCCGCACCGGTGACTATAAAGACTTCGGCAAAAATAACCCGATTCAGGATGATGATCGGATTGTTTATACCTATGCCGGGCGACAGGTTAACGAGATCCGCCACCTTATCGATGTCGGTTCGCTGGTTGTTCTGACTTCCGGCGGTGAGTTTGTTGTGACCGGCGACCAGAATAAGGTGCTTACGCCATCGGCGTTTTCCCTGAGCTCTCAGGGCTCAAATGGCAGCAGCGATGTGCCGCCTATCGCCGTTTCTAATATCGCGCTCTTTATCCAGGAAAAGGGTAGCGTGGTGCGGGATCTGGCCTACTCGTTTGATGTTGACGGCTTTCAGGGTAATGACCTGACTATCCTCGCCAATCACCTTTTCCAGAAACGCAGTATTGTCGACTGGGCATTTTGTATTGTCCCGTTCTCCAGCGCGTTCTGCGTGCGTGACGACGGAAAATTGCTGGTGCTGACCTATCTGCGTGATCAGCAGGTTTTCGCCTGGTCTCCGCAATCCAGCGCCGGGAAGTATGAAAGCACGTGCGGCATCAGTGAAGGTAGCGAAGACGCGATCTATTTCGTGGTTAACCGCACCATCAACGGCCAGACGAAACGCTACATCGAGCGGCTGGCGAGCCGCCAGTTTACCGATGACCTCGACGCTTTCTTTGTCGATAGTGGACTGACTTATGACGGACGCAATACCGGCAGCCGGGCGGCAACTATCAGCGGCGGTAGTGGAGACTGGAGCTATCAGGTCCCGTATACCCTGACGATGAGCGGCAGTAGCTATTTCACTGCAGGTGATGTTGGCGCGCAGATCCAATTCCCCTACACCGGAAGCGACCCGGACGATGGCAGCGATGTAGCCATGCAGCTGCGTTGCGACATCATTTCGGTCGAAAGCGGTAACTCGGTGACCGTGACGGCAAACCGGAATATTCCTCCTGTCCTGCGCAACACCGCCACCACTAACTGGTATATGGCCAGGCAGACATTCGCCGGCCTCGATCACCTTGAAGGACAAACCGTCAATATCCTGTCGGATGCCAGCGTAGAGCCGCAGAAGGTTGTTACCGGCGGCGCTGTTACGCTGGAAAAGCCCGGCGCCGTGGTCCACATCGGACTGCCGATTAACGCCCAGTTTGAAACCCTGGACATCAATATTAACGGGCAGGAGACGCTGCTCGATAAGAAACAACTTATCAATACCGTAACTTTGGTGGTCAACGCCAGCCGCGGCATCTGGGCATCAACGCCCGGCGGTCAGTGGTACGAATACCCTCAGCGCGAATTTGAGTTTTACGATGATCCGGTTGACGACGCCACAGGTAAAGTCGAGGTCAAACTCGACAGCAACTGGGATAAAAACGGACGGGTAAAAATCCGACAGACTGACCCGCTGCCCCTCTCTGTGCTGGCGGTGATCCCCCGCATAACCGTGGGAGGCTTTTGATGATTAACGCTCAGATAGTCCCGGCCACCGCAGCGCACATCGCTGAAATTATTCCCCGCGTTCGCTTGGCCGACATCGAGGAGTTTGCCGCAACCAATGGCTGGAGTGCTGCCCGCGTCCTGGAGTGCGGTTTACGTACATCAACATTCTGTTGCGCCGGGCTGATCAATGGCCGGGTGGTAACTGTCTTCGGCGTTGCGCCTAAATCTATGATTGGCGGCGCCGGCCTCCCATGGCTTGTTGGTACGGAGGATCTGGAAAAATACCAGCGTACTTTCCTGCGACGCTGCGGAAAGGTGGTCAGTGCAATGCTGATCGCTTATCCGCACCTTGAAAACTATGTTGATGCACGCAACCACGTCGCCAAAGCGTGGCTTCACTGGCTTGGTTTTACCCTGGAAGACCCGGCGCCGTACGGCGTGCAGGGGCTACCGTTTCACCGTTTCCACATGGAGAGAAAGTGATATGTGCGATCCAGTAATCGCTGGCGGCGCCGTGCTTGCCCTGAGTGGCGTCCAGGCGCTTAGCCAGTACCAGAACGGCAAATATGCCTCAGCAGTAGCGCAACAAAATGCAAATGTCGCAGAAGCTCAGGCGCAGGACTCAATCAATCGTGGAAACAGCCAGGCAGAAGAGGTGCGCCGCCGCAACCGGCAGGCAGCCGGGACACAGGCGGCGACCATGGGAGCGACCGGCGCGGATCTTTCCTCTGGCAACGCTCTGGACATTTTCGGCGATACCGCCCAGTTCGGCACGCTGGATGCTCTGACGACTGTTAATAACGCTCAGCGTGAGGCATACGGTTATCAGGTGCAGGCGGCCAACTATCAGGCAGAAGCCAGCTCAGCACGTAAGCAGGGGAATATCGGGGCAGCAACAACGTTACTCACGGCACCACTGAACGCTTATGGGGCTTATAAAACCTTCGGCGGCACATGGAACCCGTTCACGCAGAGCACCGCAGCCCCTATCTCTGCCGCAGTTGGCACAAAAACCGGTCGATAAGGAGACAATTATGCCAGTTGTACCAACCGTCACCGGTCGCCAGGTTGAAAGCCGCGGCGTGCAGACCGGAGGATTTCAGACCGTTGCTCAGCCAAATATCAGCGATGCGCTGGTGAATGTGGGTAGCCAGGCGCTTGACGTATTCGGCCAGGCTAAACAGCGCGCCGATGTGGCAATGTCGCAGGATGCATCCCTGCAACTGACGCAGACAGCCAGCGACCTGATGACCAACCCGCAGAATGGCCTGCTTAACCTGCAGGGTAAAAATGCCCTCGGCAAGGGGCAGGAGTATACGCAGCTGTTTGACGCAAAGGCGCAGGAGCTGGCGATGCAGCTGCCGGAGTCTGCCCGCCAGGGTTTCCTGCAGCAGGTGCAGCAGCAGCGCATTCAGTTTACATCGCAGGCCGGTCGGCATGAGATCGGCCAGCTTAATGCATACGAAGAAGGGCAGTTCCAGGCAACGCTGACCACCGGCGCCAAAACAGCGGCGTCGATGTACGGCGATAATGGCAGCTATGTGCTGGCTAACCAGCAGGCGTTTCAGCAAATAGAAAGCTTCGGTGCAGCGCATGGCTGGAGTGACGAGCAGATACAAGCCAAAAAGGTAGAATTTAAAGAGAAGGTCGCAGATGGCGCGCTTTCTCAGTGGTCAGCAAATAACGCGATCGGCTTCATTCAGAGCAACGGTGAGCTGAGCGACACGGTAGCCGGTTCACGCCGGGCTGTTGCTGGCGGCGGTGAGTCAGCTGCTGATGATCCTCGCGGGGTACGAAACAACAACCCGGGAAACCTCGAAGCCAGCTCATCAAACCCATGGGTAGGGCAGACCGGCAGTGATGGACGTTTTGCAAAATTCGAAACCCCTGAGCACGGGATCCGCGCGCTGGGGCGCAACCTGATTTCATACCAGCGGCAGGGGATCGATACGGTTGGCGAAATCATCAACCGCTGGGCGCCGCCGTCTGACAACAATGATACGGCAGCATACATCAAAGCGGTTTGCGCGCAGCTCGGCGTCACTGCTAACCAGCCGCTTGATGCTTCCAACCCTGATACGCTGCAGGCGCTCTGTGCCGCCATCATTAAACATGAAAATGGCACGCAACCATATAGCCCTGACCAGCTATCAACCGGCGTCAGCGCCGCGCTTGGCCTCTCTCAGTTGCCAAGCAGCAATAAACGTTACACGGGAAATGCGGCATTCGATGCTGCGTCTCCGGAAGCACAGGCGACTTTCCTGCGCCAGGCTGACCAGATCCGCCGGCAGCAGCAGGCGGAGTACAGAACCGCGATCGATGGACAGGTACGCGACGCGACCGCGGCTTACATGCGCGGCGTTGAGTTTCCAAACCCGCCTGGCGAAGCTGATTTTATGGCTGCCTACGGCGTGCGGGAGGGAAATCAGCGATACACTGAGTTCAAAAATACGCAGATCGCCGGTCAATATATTGGCTCTTTCCGCAATATGCCGACCAGCAGCATCACCGCCTACGTCAAACAGCTTGAGCCGACGCCGGAACAGACCGGGGAAGGGTACGCGTCGCGGGCGGAATTATTCGACCAGGTGTCGGCTGCAGCTACGAAGGTGATCAGCCAGCGCCAGAATAATCCGTTCAATGCCGCTGTGGAGATAGGGGCATATAAGCCGATAGCCAGCAACAACCCTAACGACATAGCGGCAGAGGTCGCCAACAGGTATTCTTCTCAGGAGAACCTGCGCGCGCTTGGGATTAATGCGCCGATACTTTCCAGCGAAGAGGCAGCCGCGCTGTCTGAGCAGGTGCGCGGAACCAAAGACGTAAACCAGACTATTAGCCTGCTGCAGAGTATGGGGGAAACCTTACCGGCTCCGGCAATGCGCCAGGTTGCATCTGCCATTGCGCCGAATAACCCGGCTACAGCCTATTCTGCCCTGCTTCTTGGCACGCCTGACAACCAGTACGACAACAAAAAACCATCGATCGCGTACAGCCAGTTCATTGGCTACAAGCCGACCATGAATAAGTACGACGTTTCGAAGGTGATCCTGGCAGGTGATCAGTTGCTCAATCCAACCAAAGCGATGAAAGATGCTGGAATAACTCCGGTCCAACTGCCTAGCGAAGATAAGCTGAAGCGCGCATTCGACGATCAGGTAGGTAACGCATTCGCCAATAACCCGCAGGCGCGCCAACTCAGTTATAACCTGTTCAAAGCAGCTTACGCCGGGATCGCTTATCAGTCTGGTGACGCTTCCATGACTCGCACGGATGCAGCCAACTCTGACGTCGTTGATAAAGCAGCACAGTACGCCACTGGAGGCGTATACAAGGGCTTTAATGGCGGTGATGTGGTAATGCCATTCGGCATGGACAAATCCACTTTCAAGGACCGATACACTGCATCTGCGCAGCAGGCGCTGAAAGATGCCGGGCTGAACGTCAACGCAGCGTCAAACTTCACGCCAGTCAATATCGGTAATAACCAGTATCGGCTGGTAAGCGGCAGCGGGCGCTGGGCGACGGATCCGAAAACCAATGAAGCTATCGTCGTGAGGGTAGAGTAATGGCTGATGTATTTTCCCTGGCTCCAGAAGGCCAGGCGTGGACAGACGATAAAACGGTGGCCAATCCTGCGCGGCCTGAAGACTACGAGCCAACATTCTTTCAGGGTTCGATCGCCGCACCGGTGCGTGGTGTGGCTGAAGGAACTCTCGGACTCGCGCAATCAGCTGTAGGCTTTAGTAAGCGACTCATCAGCGATCCGGCATTCACCGCAGACGTGGCGCCGACAGTTAACATCTTTCGTGTGATGTTCCCGGATGCTGATAAAGCGCTGAATGACACTTACGACACGATCGGCAAACAGTTGCAGGATGCTCGCGGATACGTGAAGCCGGATGCAGGGAGCCAGGGCACAGCAGCAGAGGTGCTCTACGGTCTCGGGCAGTTCGTGCCTGCCATCGGTGCGACCATTATCGGCGGTCCTACCGTAGGCGCTGCTACAGCATTCAGCTCAACGTATGAGCAGTCATATCAGGATTTCAAAGGGAAGGGGGTAGACGAGTCGACGGCGCGTAACCTGGCAACGCAGCAGAGCTTGTTCAACGCTGCGGGCATGGCCCTGCCTGCTGCCATCGGTACCACTCTGGCAACGCGCATCGCCTCTGGTGTGGCTATTAACACTGGATTCGGAGGCCTGAACCGTTATTCAGTAGGCGAAACGCTGGAGGAAAAAGGCTACACCGAGATGGCGAAGCAGTACCGTGTATTCGACGGGCAGGCGATGCTGGTGGATGCTGTGCTGGGCGGCGCCTTTGGTGGCGCTCATCACCTTGCTGCGCGTAATGCCGACGCTCCCCCTCCAGCTGATACAGAAGCGCCGATCCCGGCTGCGGAAGTGCAGAGCGTTCCTGACGCAACCGCAGAACCATCCCAGATAACAGATTCCGCACCAGTTACTGATACTCCCGGCACACCGTTGCGCTCTGATGCTCAGTCGCCTGTGACCGAACAGGCCGCAGCTCCAGATATTCCTGCCATAAAGCCGAGCGACATCGATGCAGCTCACACGCTGAATGAAGGGCTGTATTACGATCTGGAATCGGCTCCTGTCCTGCACGCCAGCAACGAAAGCATCAACAGCCATGTGGCGGCCATGGACGAAGCGTACCGGCAACTCAATGACGGCCAGCCGGTTAACGTCGGGATGATGGCGCGCGGCTTGGACGGTCCGGCTCGGCCCGGCATGCTGGAATCAGCAAACGAGCAGTACCATGCAATGCAGCAGGTTTTCGAAGAGAATGGTGTCAGGTATGAAACGCCATCAGAACTTGCTGGAGAATCTCCGGCGCCGCGGGCGGAAAGTGCATTCACGGAAGCAGACGAATCAGGAGCACAGGTCAGCGTGGATCCCGATACCGGCCAGGCTATTTCATCAAACAGTTATGACCTGCTGGCAGCTCGCGACATGGCGAATACTAACCCGGATCTGACTATTACACATCCTGATACCGGTCAGCCAACGAAACTAACCGACGTGCTGGCTGATTTCGATGAACAAATAAAGACCGTGCAGGCTGAGTCTAAAGTCTACTCTGTTGCTGCGGCGTGCTTCCTGAGGAATCCATAATGAAACAGGCATGTGTTGAAGCCATTGCCCAGACGCTGGGCCGCCAGCCTAAGGCTGACGAGTTGAAAAATATCGAGGACCGCATTAAAGAGGCGGTACGCGACGTTCACCGGAAAAACGCTCGGGAGGGAAAATCCGGGATCCCTGATGCCCAAACATATATGGAGGCCGCCGACCTGGTGCGTCAACGCGTAGTGCATGACGTCTATAAGAAGCGTCAGCGCGTCGCACAGAACGCGATAGCGATCAGCAAGGTCACGGAAACCCTTGACGCTAATATCCCGCCTGAGCAGCAAACACCTGCCAATTTGCAGCAGTTTATATTTTCCGGGCGCCGCACGACTGACGGTAAAGATATTTCCGTTACTTCTGCCGAGGAACTGGCTACCGGAGCATATCAGGACTGGTCACGTCAGCTCAGCGCTGAACTGCTCAAAGCCGGTGATGATGTACGCAAATTCTTTGAGCAGAGTAAGGCTCTTGGCGAGCAGCGCTTCCGCAGCCTCTTCGAACAGCAGGCAGCTAAATCTGCACAGTTCCAGATCCTGAAGGAGCTTTACGGTGAAGACACCGGAAACCCACAGGCGAAGAAAATCGCACAGGTATGGAATGACGTTACGAGCCGGGCCCGGCAGGAGATGAACGACAACGGGTTTGACATTGGGCTGCGCGATGACTGGCATCTGCCATACGTCGATGATGCGGATTTTATCCGCAACGCCGGGCGCGATGAGTGGCTGGCATCGTTGCCACTGGCAGAACAGGCTAAGGCGCGACTTTCCGGCCGCCAGCCGCCGATTGAGTTTGCGCGACAGGCATGGGTGGATGACGTTTACAACACGCAGGATCGTAGTAATTACGTTAATCCGGACGGTAGCCCGATGAATGATATCGAGTATCGCCAGGCACTCGAGGCCATTTTTGAAACCAAAGCTACCGATGGTGCCAACAAAATAGAGCCAGGCGCTTTTATGGGAACCGGTGGCATAAAGAACCGCGGATCCCAGAGCAGGGTGATGGCGTTCAAGGATGCTCAGTCGCACTTCGCATACATGGAGCGCTATACCCAACAGCCAGTGGCTGGCGTAATGATGTCACACCTGCAGTCATCATCCCGTGATCTGGGTGTCGTTAAAGCTTTCGGCCCGGATGCTTCCCGCAACTTTTCTCTGGTGCTGGACCGTGTCTATCAGCGTGCGGTTACCGGCGGGAAGGAAGTCGGCAAGATGAACGATGAGCGGAAGATGGTTGAGCGCATGTTCAACTCAATGGCTGGTCTTAACGGTGCGGCCACATCAAGCGTGTTCACGTCTGCGGTTGGTGGTCTGCGCAATCTGATGACCAGCGCCATGCTCGGTACCAGCGTTCTGACCGCAACAAGCGATCAGGCTATCATGCGCGCCAACGCCCAGGCCCTTGGGTTTTCCCGTGACGGCATGCGCCTGTCTGCAAATACGATTCGCAACCTGTTCAGCGGTGACGCGAAAAAAGCTAATGCAGAGCTCGGCCTTCTGGTGGATTCTCATGCAGCTGTCGTATCGAAGATGGGCGGTTTTGATCTGTCTCGCGGCATTACCGGCTGGTTCGCTGAGAAAACTCTAAAATGGTCCGGTCTGATCGCAATGGACCGCGCAAACAAAGCATCGTTTGGCCTGCTGATGTACAAAAACATTGGCGAACTTACACGCAAATTTAAGACGCTGGACGATGTGAAAGGATCAGATAAAACTATTCTGGCAAATAAGGGATGGAGCAATGAGGACTGGGCAATCATGGCAGCCGCAGACCTACAGCCAATGACTACCGCCGGACATATGGGCATGACGCCGGATGCTATTTACGCCGTGCCGGATGAGGTGATCACCAAAATTATGGCTGACCGTATTGCCCAGGTGCGTGCCGGTAGTGATACGGCACTGGCAGCTATGGGTGATCTCCCACCTGAACGCCTGAAGCGCATGAAAGAAGCATTCGACGCAGAAGCTGAGCAGACTATCACGCGCATGGTGAGAAATGCCCGCGCTGAAGCCGCACAGAAATTGCTGGGGATCACCCACGGAGAAATGACCAGCGCAGTAACGACAGCAACAGGGCTGGATACCTACTCCCGCGACGATGCCGGTCAGTTGTTAAAGAGCTTCATGCTATTCAAAACCACTCCATTTGCCGGTTTCCGTCAGTTGGTTAACAGGGCAAACGATTTGGACACCGTGCCTGCTATCAAATTCCTGGCGTCATATATTGCTGGCACGACACTGGCCGGGATGTTTGCTAACCAGATGAACAGCCTTCTTACCGGTAATGACCCTCTCGATATGACCAAGCCAACGACTTGGGTGCAGGCGTTGCTGAAGGGGGGTTCATTCGGCATCTATGGTGATTTCCTGTTCCAGGACCATACGCAATATGGCTCTAGTATCGCGGCCACGATTGGCGGCCCTGTTTTGAGTTTCGCCGAGCAGTTGACAAAGTTGCTGATCACCAACCCCCAGAAGGCGCTCCAGGGAGATGAAACCTCCTTCGGGGCTGACGCACTCAAGACTGCTCGCATGATCACCCCGTTTGCCAACCTCTGGTATGCTAAGGCAATCACCAACCACTTGATCCTGCAACAGCTTCAGGAGATGGCAAACCCAGGCTACAACGACAGGGTAAGGGACCGCGCGCAGCGGGAATTCAACACAACGAGCTGGTGGGAGCCTGGTGATACGTCACCGCGCCGCGCACCAGATCTTGGCAAAGCAGTAGGTCAATAATGGACATCTTAACTAAGATTGGCATGATTCTACTCTGGTTTTCTGCCGTTGCGGTCTGCGGGACAGTATATGTATGGGTAATAATAGTTTCGATCAGGAAAGGGTGGTTGGGTGAGACATCGGCGAAGGTCGTTTACTTCGCGACCTTCGTCATAATTGCTGCAATAGTGTTTAAATTAAAAGTGGTGTGACATGTCACAAAGGCTGCTTTGGCGGCCTATTTTAACTGCTGTCGCAATTGCATTGTGCAATAGTCCAGATGCGTCTGTAGGTCACGCATAGACACTTGCGAACTTGTGACATAATTCACCAGCGCAACAAGCTCCGCCGCCGCTCCGCTTACGTCGTGGCCATCTTTCTCTAATTCCCTAAGCAAGTCCATAAGATGAGATCTCTCAACAAGTGATCTCACGCCTGCAGGTGTATGAATTTTGTCCGTAAATCCATCTTCCAGAGGGTGATGGTACTGCTGCGGCATAGCTATAGCCTCATGAAAATACTGTATATATATACATATAGCAAAAGTTCAATCACATTTCCAGAGGTTATCCAATTACCTTTAAGGTAATAATGCGATTCATCAGCGTATGTTTTATTCGAATAAGAGTTGTTTGGTAATAGAATGACTGTAGTGTGGCGCGCCGGGCGCTACGAAAACCGGAGATTTCAGCATGACGGTCTCAACAGAAGTCGACCACAACGACTACACAGGAAACGGCGTAACCACATCTTTCCCGTATACCTTCCGTATTTTCAATAAAACAGATCTTATGGTTCAGGTTGTTGACCTGAACGAAAACATCAGCGTGCTGATCCTTGATACAGACTACAGCGTTACAGGGGCTGGGTCGTATTCAGGCGGCAGTGTGGTGCTGTCATCGCCGCTGGCGAATGGCTGGCAGATTTCAATCTCCCGTGAGCTTCCTGCTACTCAAGAAACTGACCTACGTAACCAGGGAAAATTCTTTGCCGAAGTGCATGAGGATGCTTTCGACAAACTGACAATGCTGATCCAGCAGTGTTTCAGCTTTTTGCGTCTGGCGCTGCGTAGGCCTTCTTTCATCGCCAATTACTATGATGCGCTGAATAACCGTATTCGTAACCTGCGTGACCCGTCACAGAAGCAGGATGCAGCTACAAAGAACTACGTAGATGAAATATCTGAATCGGACCGGGAATATGTAAACCAATTAGTAACTGATGAGGCCGATGCCAGGGTTGAAAAAGATAATGATCTTCAGAGACAAATTAACACTGAAGTTTCTGAACGTATCCATGGAGACGTAATTACTCTCGAGCAAGCTAAAGCATATACCAGAAGTGAAATAGTAGAGGCTAACCCGAGCGATTCCTTTATTGGAATGTGGGCCGAAAGCGCATCCCAACTAAAACTCCTGACAATTTCTTACGGAGCCGTTCGCGTGCGTGGTTTTTACAATGCAGACGATGGTGGAGACGGCACATGGTTATTTACCGGTAATACCATACCAGCAAAAGCCAGTACTCATGATATCTCAAACGGAATGATTTATGATGCAGCAGGCAATGAATACTCCATTGACATTAGCTCTGGAAGAATTAGCGCCTTATCCAACGGTGCTAAAACATACACATATGCCCAAGCCGTAGATCAAAGTACAGACGATTTTGTGTGTCTCGGGCAGGCAGTAAATGGAATACTCTCTAAGCTTACTCTTGCGGTCACAACTACAAACAACGAGGTTGGTTATGATGGTGGAAGCCGGCTCTCTCTGATCGTGCCGACAGGAAGATACAGAATAGGCAAGGAGCCTATAAAGGGGTATTCCGGTGTAAATTATCATTTTGAAGACTCAAGGATATTCGTCTATGCAGGTAAGTCTTATACATATGCTGTAACTGGTAAAAGATTAGATGGCTTCAGACATGGATATGAAGAGATCAAGGAAAAGTGGGAGGCTGTAAACGAGCAGGTTTATTGGGGATCAGTAAGTTTACAGGATGTGAATATTTACGGTGGGGTTTTTATTGGCGACCATGCCATCAATAAAACGTCAAATGCTTGCTCATCAGGTGTAGCCTTTCTCATATTAAACCCGGAAGGCGTAACAATGCATCGGACCTATGTGAAAAGTAGCTTTCACTGGGCGCATGTAGCAATGCCAGCAATGATTGAGCCTACAATCTGGAACCAACAAGGACACCGCTTCGATAATAACGATCTTGACTACAGATATATTATGGATTTCTGGGTCTCAGCCGGTATTACTTCACGCTTCGGGAACTTCAACCGCATGACCTATTACTCATGCAAATTTGAGTCAGGTCGTCGCGGAGTGTTCAGAAATGGCTGTGACTGGTCTGCAGCATATAATACTGAAATAATTAACCGCCTTGCATGGAGGAATTCGGGAAACGTATCTGGCATCAACATGGAATACGTAGCAGTTCTCACTGGGACATCGTTCCATGCGTCGGGTTGCTATATCGGACCAGCCGCAGCAAAAGACTATAACGCTGAATTTGGCAGTGTTTATGGAACCGCTCAAAATCATATATTCACTGGCTGCTATACGGAATGGACGTATAACTTTTACACTGTGAGTTCATGGGGCTTTAACGGAAAAGCGAGTAGGCTACAGGGATTAAAACTGGATTGTGTTAGCGTCTATAAAGACAATTTCACTGAATACTCACAGATCAGATTTGAAACCAAGTGCTTTGGCACAATAGATGACGGTGGAAACTATACTTATCCAGATGGGTTTACGCATTATGATACCCCAAACGGTCAAACACCATACGCAATCGGGAGCCCAGTCAGGGATTCTGGAGCATTTCGTCACGGCGGTTTCGACTTTAAATATGGGCCCTACAATACATATTTAACATCAGGAACCGATTGGGATTCATGGCGAGACCGGCCTTATGCAAAGGAAATGTTTAACCCGTATGGACTGCAAATTAACAGTGGGACTGTTTTTCTGCCCTGGCAACAACCATCGGTAAAATCCATGGTCTGTATTTGGCTCAAGGACCCAACCGGTAACTTTGACCCAAGGAATATTGTTGCTTGGCAAACTGCTGCTAGCCAGGACGGTTCAGGAAATACAGATGAGGCTCTGTATAAGTCTTTTGCTGAAAAGGTAGTTGACTTTGGCAACGGCTATAAAATGCTCATGCTTGCTCAAAAAAGGCTTAGTGCTTGGGATGGCCAGTACACATTCGCACGCAATGCTAACATTGTGTTTACCGTTCCTGCTGAAACCCCGATCGTAATTAAAGCAGTGGAAGCATTTACTGGGGGGATTCCATTATTTCCCAATGGTTGTGGCAACTATATACCAGAGTCGAATGGTGCAAGCATAACCAGCGGGGTATCAAATCAAGTTGGGTTAGATAGTAGCCTTGGCGGAGGCCTGTTCTTTAACGGCGATATTATTGGACCGTGGGTTCACATGCGAAGGACGCAGTCCGGCTATCGCATAACTCCTTCACTTACATCTGGTTATACTCTTGATAGGAAAATGGTTACTGGTGGTTATTCACTTGAGGCTGCTCTAAAGGTGGCGTTTAGTGCAACAATCGTAACTGTAAATAGCAATGCCACAACAATAATCAGCGTCCCTACTGCTTACCTGCCTTACGTTGCAGTGGGAATACCAATTTATATAACAGGGGGGTCATCTACAAGTATTACGGGACAGGTACATCTCGTAAAAAGGCTACTCAATAGTGACGGAACTGCCTCATCTAATTACCTTGTACAAGGTACTATTGGTGCCGTTGGTGACATTCTGACTATAGATCAGTCTCAAATAACGGCCTATACGTTCTTTAACGACCGCTCCTTCAATACTGTCACAGCTAACTCATTGACTGTTAATGGCGTGTCGGTAGCTACCGCTCATCGCTCCACCTCCTCTTCTGGCATCGGATATGGAGGAACAGCAGGTGTGAAGGCGATGGAATGGTATTTCAATGGCGGGACAACCCCGACACATAGGCTGGTAGCATCATCCATATCAGGAATGACACTGGAAGCGGGTGGCAACCTATCTGTAGTTGGTAATATATTTCCCTCTACTGATAATTCCTACTCGCTCGGAACGGCATCTAATCGTGCAACCACTGTTTATGCTGCAAACAGCACAATCAATACTTCTGATGAGCGTCGCAAAACCCGGCCGCGCGTTGATACTCAAGCGGAAACCGATGCCTACTATGAAATCGGGCAACTGCCAGGCGTCTGGCAGTGGCTGGAAAAATACATGGTGGAAGGAGATGGCGCCCGCCTGCACTCCGGGCCGACCGTACAGGCGGCGATTGCCGTGATGGATAAGCACGGTCTGGACTGGCGGGAATATTCCGCATTCTGCTATGACGAGTGGGAAGCACAGGATGCCATCTTTGAGACTTGGGACGACGAGTGGGAGGTGATACCCGGCACCCCTGAAGAGATGGACGAGGAAGGTAACGTGGTTGTTGAGGCGGTACCGGAAACGCGCATTCTTATCAGAGCGGCGGGGAGTAATGTTGTTCAGGAGGCGCGAGAGGCTGGGAGCGTCTACGCATTTCGCAAAGAGGAACTTCTCTTCTGGATTTCCCGCGCGATCATTGCAAAGCAGAGAGATATCACGGAAAGGCTGGAGAAGATAGAAAGTAGTATTTAGCCACTAATGCAAAGACCACGGATGGTCTTTTAATAAAGACTACAACCCATTGATTTTAAGTAAATTACAAAGTAATCTTTTGATGTTTTTTTTGTTTACTTTTTGTTTTTTAAACTTTAATTCATTGATTATATAGGGTATGGGAATGGTTAGGAGAGATACAACTATAGATGTCATGAGGGCTATTGGTCTTATGCTGATCATACTGGCTCATGTTTCACCACCGAATATTTTATTTCAGTTGCGGACATTCGATGTTCCCATGATGCTATTCGTCTCCGGAATGTCTTATTTCATTGCGGCAAAGAAAAATGTATCGTTAGTGCCATATGTAACTTCTAGATTTAAGCGGTTGGTTTTGCCTGCATGGGTGTTCATTACTATATTTTTTATCTGCATTTTTGTTTTTAATCCAGAAGGTTTTTCAAACATTAGAAAATTAAGTGTTGTTGTATCTTCATATACGCTTAATGGTTTTGGTTACTTCTGGATAATTCGCATATTTCTTATTATCGCAATTTTATCACCGTTTTTTGTAAAGATTACTGATGGAAGTAACGCGCGGGCATTAATTATCACTATAGTAATGCTACTGCTGGCATCAGTTTTATCATTGACAGGGAAAGGAAATGGGATTGTTGGCAAACTTCTTGAGCAGATAATAATACCAACATTATCGTATGGCGCTGCATTTATAATAGGTTATAAGTGGTTGTCTCTTCAAGATAGAGATAGGATAAAAGTATTTATTGTTTCCGCATTGGTTTGTTTGGTATTTTTAATAGCTGGTTTTATCACCAAGGGAGCAGTATCTTATCCGCAAGATTTTAAATACCCACCAAGTGTATACTTTATTGCTTACTCGTTTGCAGTATCAGTTCCTATTTACTTCATGATATCAAAAGTTCAAATAAAAAGTAATTGGATTGGTTCTATATTGCTATTTATTTCATCAAATACTATATGGATTTATTTATGGCATATCCCTATTGTTGAGTACTTTAATAGAAATGATAGTGAGGTTAACTTTGTTTTAAAATATGCTGTCGCTTTTTTTATTCCAGTGTTGATCGTTTCTGTTCAAGTGTACCTTGTTAAGAAAGCCATAATTCGCAATGAGAAAATGAAGTTTCTAAACGTCTTGAGGGGCTAGCGCTTGGGCGTTACATAGTGTTGTTCATTGATAGACACAAACTACATTAACCTTCCCCTTCCAATGTAATTTCTGTTTAAATAAACAGTGGAATGGGAAGGGAAGAGCCCGATCAGGCAATCAGGCATCAACCTGGCAGTAAGTATGGCCAGGACAATACGTTATTATCATTTAAACTATATTACCATTTATCCGAATTTGGATTATTGTGTATGATGAGCTTACCAACTTCAGGAGGTTCATCATGCATAGTAAACGGTGGTCACCATGTCAGGAACGCTAACCGCTGATACAGTAAATCAGGGGCTTAGCTACGGAGCACTGGCTGCAGTCGTCGCCGGAGTTCCGCCGGAAGTGGCGCTTGGCTCACTCGCTGGGGCGGTAATATTTGTCACCTCAGCGGTTGAATATCCTATCCGGCGCCGCGTTCTTCTGTCCCTTCTCAGCTTTCTCTGCGGTCTTCTCTTCTATAAGCCTACAGCATCGGTCCTTATCGGGCTGGCCAGCATGATCCCGACAATTACGCAGGACTCATTTGAGCGCGGCATTGTGTATTCCGCCGGTGCTTTTGTTGCGTCCATTGTCGCCGTGCGCGTTGGCATCTGGCTGTATCACCGCTCTGATAATCCACGCGATTTAATCCCGGGAGGAAAAGACGATGACAGGCCATGATCTGCTGCTTATCGCCAACGCCATCATATGCGCAGGCATTGCGCTACGGGTGATGTTCTTTCAGCGCAACGGATCGCGGCACCGCCGGTGGGGAGGATGGATTGCCTATTTCCTGATTGTATCGGCGGCCAGCATTCCGGTACGGGCGGCGTATTCATTCTTCTACCACTTCCCCATGACCGCAGATCTGTCTGAGGTCGTCATTAACGCCGTGATGCTTGCCGCTGTTCTGAAAACTCGCGGCAACGTCGTGCAAATCTTCAAGATATCGAGGTCGTAACATGGACATTAACCAGTTTCAGAAAGCAGCTGGCGTCAGCCAGGTGCTGGCTACTCGCTGGCATACGCACATCGTGGCAGCCATGAAAGAGTTTGGCATCATCAAACCGCTGGATCAGGCGATGTTTATTGCCCAGGCCGGGCATGAAAGCGGCGGTTTCAGCCGCCTGGTAGAAAGCTTTAACTACAGCATTTCCGGTCTTGCTGGCTTTGTTCGCGCCGGGCGACTGACTCAGGACCAGGCAAACACGCTCGGCCGCCGCCAGGGTGAACCGTCATTGCCGCTGGTGCGCCAGCGCGCTATCGCAAATCTGGTGTACAGCAAACGCATGGGGAATAACGGACCTGGTGACGGTTATAACTTCCGCGGGCGCGGACTTATCCAGATCACTGGCCTGACGAATTACCGCGACTGCGGCAATGGGTTAAAGGTCGATCTGGTAACGCAGCCAGAGCTGCTGGCGCAGGACAGTTATGCAGCGCGCAGCGCGGCGTGGTTCTTCGCAACAAAGGGTTGTCTCAAATATACCGGCGACCTGGCGCGCGTGACCCAGATTATCAACGGCGGCCAGAATGGTATTGACGATCGCCGTGTGCGGTATCTGACTGCTAAAAAGGCGCTTGTGTCATGATCACCGCCATCGTGAAAGCGTACTGGAAACAGCTGCTTATTGTCACGATGCTTGCTGCTATGGTGTCCGGCGGCGTTGTCGCCTGGAACGTCCACGGTGACAGGCAGTATAAATCCGGGTATGCACAGGCAAAGGCAGACCGCAAAGCAGAAGATGACAAAGCCCGTCAACATGACGAACAGGAGAAAGCAACCAATGAACGTGAAGCCCAGCAGAGGATCGACCAGGCGCGCAATGATGCTCTTGATGCTTCCGTTCGCGCTGGCAGGCTGCAGCAACAGCTCGTTGCCATCCGTGAGCAGCTCAGGCAGTATAACGCCACTGTCGGCGCTGGGACGTCAGCCGCAGACACCGGAGTTTTGCTTGCCGACGTGCTCGAAAAATCTCTCGAACGAAACAGGCAACTGGCAGAATACGCTGACCGGGCAGCAGAAGCCGGAAGGGTCTGCGAAAGGCAGTACGATGAACTAACGAAACAGGGTACTATTTCCCGGTGACGGTATATAAAACGGTACGCAGAATTTATCGTTTTATAAACTTGTTTTCAGTCAATTGGTTACGAGTGCTGTAAATAATTGAGTGGGAATAAAATTTATTCTTTGCGGTAATTGAATAAAAATAATGCCATTAATGATTTCTTACCTCATTAATGGCATTTTTTATGGAGTGTGAAAAGGTATGGGCTAGCGCTACAAGGTGATAAGCGTACGTTTTCGCCGATGGTTTGTGAACGATAACGGATTTCAATATTAGGGGATGATCTGCTGCGCAAAGGAATTAATCGCTCCCTCATCACTAATATAAGATGGATAAATCGTCGCGAGGTGCTTCTTCATGGGGAAAACGCTCTTTCCTCCCGGTGCAATCATCCCTCCGTTGGCAACCACTGTTTTCCCTTCTTTATCCTCGGTGATATTCGCCAGGGAGACAAAGTACGGGGTAGGATTTGAACCTTCAATTCCACCATTGACCTTTTTCCAGATGATTGACTTTCCTGCCTGATTGGCGCTGCCGGCTAATCCCTGCGGGCGGTAAAAAATTTTAATTCTTGAACGAACCGCCATTTTTAGCTGGTTTTTATTGTCTTTTTTCGTCGCCGGAATTTCCAGCACGTTTAGCCAGAATAAGGATTCTTTATCACCGGGCAGCTTTTCTCCCGTATATATCATGCGCAGCGTCTGGCCTTTACCGCCGTTGATGCGGTTAATAGGAGGAGTAATCGTAAAGGGCGCTTTGGCCGTCTCCGGCGTGGCATTAGGGTCCCCGGCGTCAATCCAGACCTGTGCGAGAGCCGGCTTATCTCCAACATTATCAATTTTTACCGTTACTTCACGCTCTTTTTCCGGATAGACGAAGCGGGTTCCGGTGATGACAATATCGGCTAAAGCAGAACTTATCCCGCAAAAAGCGAAGATGATTATCATGATATGACTGTAAATTATTTTTCGAGGCAT